GCCAAGAGGGTACACGGCGTCAAGGGATTTGATGCTGCTCACAGAGCCTGTGCTGACATGGCTGACACTGATTTCTTCGTGACAGTTGACGGTGACAACAGGATATCAGAGCAGTTCCTCACGGTCAAGCTGAACATCAGCGAAGGTCAAGACGACCATGCATGGACCTGGGCCGGACGCAATCATGTCAATGGATTGGTATATGGCAACGGAGGACTCAAGCTGTGGAGCAAGCAGTTCGTGCGCACCATGAACAGCCATGAGAACAGCAGCTCTGATGCCAGCAAGGTAGATTTCTGCTGGAATGCCAAATACCACGAAGTGTTTGGCACCTATAGCACCAGCATGATCAACAGCAGTCCATATCAGGCTTTTCGCAGTGGTTATCGCGAGGGCGTGAAGATGAGCCTGGAAAATGGCAACAAGGTATCTGCTGAAGATTTCAAGAGCAAGATATGGATCTATAATCTGCACAAGCTGCTGATATGGTGCAGCGTGGGTGCTGATGTCGAGAATGGTATCTGGAGCATATATGGCGCTCGCCTCGGTGCATACGATTGCACGCTATCTGACAACGACCATACCATGATAAGAGATTATGATTGGTTTGGCGATCTATGGCAAACAGTCAAGGACTGTGATCCTCTGCATGAATCCGCTGTGCTTGGTCAGCAACTACGACAAGGTTTAGGCATAGATGTTGCAGATCTAGATGCTGTGCAAAGCAAGTTCTTCAAGAATGTCTACATCAATCCACCAAGACCATTGGTAGGATATGACCAGATACGTCACATATCGGCAGTCTAATGTATGATATAGTATTCTGCAGCAAGCATGATAAGAACAATCCTGCGTATGAAAATTTTCGTGCTGCATATCCCAATGCCAAATATCTACCAAATGTCGCTAGCATAACCCAGGCCATAGCTGCATCAACTCGCATGTGCATGACCAGCATGCATTGGTTGATCACCGACGACGTTGACATCAATCAAGATCTTGATCTCTCGTGGAAAACTGAAACCTGGGACCGTCCATATGTGCATGTTTGGCCCACAGTTGATCATCTTGGTAATGCTATAAATGAGTTTGCTGGGGTCTATCTAGTACCAAACAGATACAAGTTGACCGAAGAAGAGATATCAACAGGAGTCTTGTCCAAGATCAAGCCAATGTCTGGTCCCGTGCACACGTTGCGTGCTTATGATGTGATACATGCATCTTATCATGATCACATTGACATAGCTCATGCTGCGTTGTCACTTGGTACGCAAGCCGTCACTGAGATGCATTGGATCGTGATGGATGACGTGATATTGGACGCCGAGTTTGATATCAATTGGCGTCCTCCCACATGGGATAGGAATTATGTGCATGTCTGGAAGACTTCTGCAGGCACTCACACCGGCATATATCTGATTCCAGGAAGCTATGCTCCCGATGGTGAAGAGCTGCAACAAGGCAGTTTGAAGTCCATCAAGTTCATGGACACAGTAGCGTCGAGAACCGTGCCGCATGACATCTTTTTCATCAGCTATCAAGAACCCTATGCACAGGAAAACTTCAATCGCTTGCAGTCTCGCTTCCCGCGAGCTCAACATGTGAGCGGTATCAAAGGCATACATAAAGCTCATTTGCGCTGCGCTGAGCTGAGCAGCACACCCATGTTCTGGACGGTTGATGCTGATACCATTGCAGACAACAGCTTTGGTTTTGATTACCATCCGCCAGATTATGACAAGCAATATCTCCATCTATGGCACAGCCGCAATCCTGTGAACGGTCTGGAATACGGTTGGGGCGCAATCAAGCTCTGGCCCACGAGGTTGGTGCGAGAGTTCAAATCCAACTGGTTAGATTTTACTACGACGGTTGGCAACATCAAGATCATTCCAGATGTGGTAGCTACTACCAAATATAACTGCGATGAGCTGGGCTCATGGCGTAGCGGCTTCAGAGAAGCTGTGAAACTCTGCGTAAACGTGCAGAACGGCGATCATCTAGAAAGCATGGAACGACTGATGGTCTGGTGCACTGTAGATAACGGTGCAGAATATGCAGAAGCCAGCATGCAGGGTGCTAGAGCAGGAATAGCATACTATCTGGATTGGCGTGAATCGTTCAGCGCAGGTTCATTGAAAAACATAAACGATTTTGATTGGCTCATGGAAATGTTTAATAATCGTGAACGCCATCTGGAACCGCCAACGCGATCTAACCTGCTGTCTGCACTGAGAGGATGATATGTACGATATCGTATTCATAAGCTATGAGGAATCAAATGCTGAGGAAAATTGGAAGCGACTGAAATCGCGATTTCCCATAGCCAAGCGGCTGCATGGTATCACCGGAATACACATGGCTCACATCGTGGCCGCTACCATGGTCAGTACAGACATGTTCTACTGCGTAGACGGTGACGCTGTGATAGATGACGCGTTTGCTTTTGATCACGTGGTACCTGACCATCAGCTTGATCATGTGCATGTGTTCAGAGCTAGGAATCCAATCAACGATTTGGTATATGGATATGGTGCGGTCAAGCTGCTGCCAACGCTAGATGTTCGTCGCTTGGTTGACCGAGATTTCAAACCGGACATGACCAGCAGCATCAATAGAAAATACAAGGTGGTGCATCAGCTTTCCAACGTCACCGCATTCAACACTGATCCATATAATACGTGGCGCAGTGCCTTCCGTGAATGTGCAAAGCTGGCCAGCGGTGTGATAGATGGTCAAGTGAATTCCGAGACACAGCAGCGTTTGGAAACATGGTGCACCGTGGGACAAGGCAGAGAGTACGGACATTGGTGCCTGCTTGGTGCACAAGCTGGTAGGCAATTTGGGTTGGACAGCAGAGGTACTGATCAATTGATGAAGATCAACGATTGGTCTTGGCTAAGACAACGTTATGAGATGGATGGTCTAGCATGAGCGAGTTTTGGTTTCGTGATCTAGAGATTTTCTATATCAGTTACGATGAACCAAACTGTGAAGAAAACTGGAGGAACGTCACTTCTGTGTTGCCTCATGCGCGACGCGTGCATGGCGTAAAGGGATTTGAGACGGCACACAAAACCTGCGCCATGCAGTCTCTGACCGAGCGCTTTGTTACGATCGATGGAGACAATTGGCTGTTACCAGAAGCTGCTGACACGCTGCTGAATGACACTGGCATGGAAGATGTGGTTTTCAGCTTCAAGAGCAAGAATGCCATCAATGGATTGGAATACGGCAACGGTGGTCTCAAGTGCTGGAACAGAAACATATTGTTGAATAGCAGCACACACGAGAGCAGCAACACTACTGATTTCTGCTGGGCTTTGCGCTACTATCAGATAGATGTGTTGGGCAGCATCAACGTCAACAACGCTACGCCGTACCAAGCCTGGCGAGCAGGTTATCGAGAAGGCATCAAGATGAGCTATCTCGACGGCGTGCCTATGAAAAATCCAATAACAGAAATCACACTGCTGCACAAGGGCAATGCCAGCAAGCTCAATCTATGGATGACCGTAGGTAGAGACGTTGAAAACGGTGCATGGGCCATGCTGGGAGCGAGGCAGGGTTTCCACGAACTGTATTCGGGTGTGGTTGAAAACACAGTCATCAATGATTATGATTGGTTTGATCGGCATTGGACCAAATCATCTCGGGTGAACCTTGAGCCTGCACTAGAAAGATACAGCAGTCTGTTGCAAGACCAGTTCAATCTTTTCGTTCCTGAGCTAGACAGCAGCACCAGCAAGTGGATCAAGGCCAACTATATGCACCCGCCTAGAAAAGGCCTGATGTTATGATAAGCGATCTCAAGAACAAGGATGTTCTGCAGAAGCTGGCTAACGACGTTGATGTGCTTGAGTTCGTCATCAAGCTATCTCCTGATGAACTAGAATCATTCGTCGCTATCACATCGTGGTCGCCTGCCATACTGGTCAAGCTGCGCAATCAACCAGCGCATCTCAGAGTCTTGCATCACATGTGGAACTTGGTACCCATGCGCGATGAGACTTTCATACGCAATTTCTTCGAGATATACGAGTACCCCGGTGCCAACAAAGAAAGCATACTGGATGCTTTTAGCCGAGGCCAGATAGACAGCAAGATGTGGTTGATCAACACGCTGATAAGGCTTGACATGGACCTAGGGCGCATTTGGATCATGTGCGGATGGATAGGGTCTCTGGCTTATCTCATGTTCAAGAAGAAGACTTATCTTAACTTTGATTCCATACGTAGCTTTGATATAGATCCAATCTGCGCGGATCTAGCAGACATGCTGAATAAACATGAAGTCAAACAGGATTGGTTGTTCAAAGCCAGCACGGCTGATGTCATGCAGCTGCAGTATGATGACCATTTTTGGTACACAAAGAAATCAGACGGATCCATGGAACGAGATTTTGGTTCGGCTGATACAATAATCAACACCAGCTGCGAACATCTCAGGGATTTTGACGGTTGGTTCGCAGGGATACCGCGAGGCAAGCTGGTGATATTACAATGCAGCAATCACCAATCCTATGACGGTCATGTCAACAGCATGGATAACATTTATGAACTGGTATCTAGAGCCAAGATGTCAAGGATTTATTACAAGGGATCGCTGCACTGCTATGATTATGACAGGCACATGCTGATCGGCAGGAAATGATGCATCTTCAGAACAAGAACATATTGTCAAGGCTGTCTAACCGCCAAGATATCCTTGAGTTCGTTTTGAAACTCACACCAGACGAATTGGAATCTTTTGTTTCTATAGCCAACTGGAATCCGGCACTGGTATCTCATCTGGCCAGGCATCCCGCGGTGGTTAAGATGTTAAACAAGCTTACAGTTCAAGAACGCTGTGAGATAGTTCATTTATTGTCTTGGTCACCTGGTTTAATAACGCAGGCTGCTGCGCACGACATGTTGGTATTTTGTGCCAAATTGACAGACAGCGAGTTGATTGACTTCAAAGCGTCTTTGAATTGGTCGACTGCATTGCAGGTAGCTATGGTTAAATCTAATGCCATAGACATGATGGCCAAGCTCACACCAGAGGAATGTGCACAGCTGCGACAGGCCACAGAATGGTCCTCTGCTCTCCGTGTGTTCATGTCTAGCCATAATATGATGCAGTTGATATCTAAGCTTACCAAAGATGAACTGTTAGATCTTGCAAGCATATGCGATTGGTCGTTAGCGTTGCTGAACAATGCAGCCGATAGCCTCCTGTTACCCATGCTATCCAAACTCACACCTGTGCAGCTCAAACAGTTTGGGGACATGGTAAATTGGTCTCCTGCCTTGCTGGCTTTGCTGGCCAAGACCGAGGGCGTGCTAGAATTCATACAATCGTTGCATATGTCTGAATTGCAGGCCTTTGCACAGATGCTTCACTGGAACCCTGCTCTACTGTCTCGGTTACGAGATAATCCTGAACACATGAACGTGTTCTATAGATTCTGGGACATGGTGGCAGATCAAGAACAGTTTATCAAGGTGTATTTCAATCTCGTGGATTCGGCAGTTGGTACTGGTGTGAATGTGTTTGATGCATTCAGCAGCGGCCAGCTGATGAGCAAGCTATGGTTGATAGATAGGGCCAAATCATTGGGAATCAAGCTGGGCAAAACATGGACGCTGTGCGGCTGGATAGGCACGCTGGGTTGGCTGATGCTCAGAGAAAAGACTGATCTTGGTATCTCATACATACGAAGCTTTGATGTTGACACAAACTGCGCTGGTTTGGCTGACACTCTGAACAGAGCCAGCGTCAAGGATGGATGGATGTTCAAATCGTTCACGCAAGACATAAACAACCTCGATTATGATGCGTTTGAATGGAGCGTTTGGAGCAACATAAACAATCGTATGAGCTATCCAATAACCGACAGTGCTGATACTATCATAAACACCAGCTGTGACCACATGGGTGGCGATCATTCGTGGTGGAATAACATACCAGATGGCAAGCTGGTGATACTGCAGAATAACGACTGGTATGAAAATGAGCAGCACAACAACAGCGTGGAAAATCTCGCAGAATTCAAGCGCCTCTATCCAATGCGCGAATTGCTGTTTGAGGGTGAGCTTGACCTTACACTGTACACAAGGTTCATGCTGATAGGGCGGAAATGACCGTTGATATAGATTCTCTACCACCGAGGCAGCTGCAGAAAGAAGCAGCACGCATACTCAGTGCAGGTGATGGCTTTGGCAATCACGATTTAGTTCGTTTCAACAAGGTGGCACATCACGACAGCCATGCATGGTATCGCGCAGTTATAAATTGGTATGTTGAACAACACGGGGATCTGCCCAGCAGAGTTGGTCCAGGGGCCAGTGTGAAACTTTTAATGGACGATTGATATGATCTATGATTATGCAGACATCAATACCATACATTTAGAAATCACTGACAAATGCAATGCCAGTTGTCCGATGTGTGGGCGCAATCGTTTTGGCGGACCAGAGAATTCATATCTACCACAGACAGAACTGAGCCTTGCTGACATACAACAGATCATTCCCATAGACTTACTGTTCCGATTGCAGAGGCTTTACATGTGCGGAAACTATGGAGATCCCATCGTGGCCAACGACACGTTAGAAGTGTTTGCTTGGTTGCGTGAGGTCAATCCCAACATCAAGCTTGGCATCCATACCAATGCCAGTGCTAGGACTCCTGAATGGTGGGCCAAGCTTGGCAAGATACTGAGCCAAAAAGGTGACTATGCCAAGTTTGGCCTAGACGGGCTGGCTGACACTAATCACATCTATCGCAGAGGCACCAATTGGTCAAAGATCATGGACAATGCCAAAGCCTTCATAGATGCCGGGGGTATCGCGCAGTGGGAATTCATAGTGTTCAAACACAACGAACATCAGGTAGAAGAAGCTCGTGCGCTTAGTGAAAGCATGGGATTCAAGCAGTTCCGCACCAAGAAGACCGGGCGCTTCTTCAGCAACACCAAACTGGCAGGCAAAGATAGCCAGCAGGTTTGGAGCCGCAACGGCATGGTAGAGTACCACATAGAAAAACCAGAAAATGCTGAATACCACAATGACAGTTTGATCAAAGAACAGGCGTTGACAGAGCAGTTTGGCAGCATGCAAAATTACATTGATCAGACCTGCGTGAAGTGCAAAGTGTCTGAAGACAAGAGCCTGTACATCTCAGCAGAAGGTCTGGCTTTCCCTTGCTGCTGGACGGCAAACCAGCTCTATGTTTGGTACAGTCCTTATAAGCAAAGCGAGATCTGGAAGCTGTTGGACTTTGATACTGACCATGTAAATGCGCTGAAAAAACCATTGAATTCCATAGTAAATGGCAGCTATTTCAACAAGATAGCAGATAGCTGGTCTTTGCCAAGCATCACTGACGGTAAATTGCGAACTTGCGCTAAAACCTGTGGTTCTGGATTTGATCAATTTGGCAGCCAGTTCAAACAAACCGTAAATAAAGCATGACACAATTACCCAGTTCAACTTTCTGTGCACTGCCCTGGGTGCACCTCAGCAGCCGTCCAGACGGAGCCATGAGAGTGTGCTGCACTGCCAACGCCAGCAGCGTGCAAGATCCAGACAGCACCAAGAAGAGTGGTGGCGGACAGATTGGAGTGTTGAGGACTGCAGACGGCACGCCAGCCAATCTCAACAACAGCACCCTGATGGATGCGTGGAACAATGACTACATGCGCAACGTGCGCAAGATGATGCTGCGTGGCGAAAAGCCAGCCAGCTGCCTCAAGTGCTACAAGGAAGAAGAGGCAGGAGTGCAGAGCAAGCGCAACTGGGAAACTGCATATTGGATTGATCAGCTGGGGCTGGATGACATCATAGGCGATACCACAGAAGATGGAGCAGTTAGCCCAAGGATACGCTATCTGGATCTGAGATTGGGCAGCAAGTGCCAATTGGCCTGTGTGATGTGCAGCCCCCATGACAGCAGCGGTTGGGTCAAAGAATGGACTGAGATGTATCCCAAGATTGAAAACGCCAGGCTCAAGGACAGCTGGAACTGGGCAGACAAGGGCAAACAACATGGAGCCAGCTACAACTGGCACATGAACAACCCTGAGTTCTGGGCACAGCTATATGATCAGATCCCGCACATGAAACAGCTGTATTTCGCAGGCGGTGAGAGCACCATCATTGAAGAACACTACACGCTGTTGGAAGAAGTCATACGCCGCGGCTATGCCAAGCAAATAGAACTGCGCTACAACAGTAACGCTGTGGAATTACCGCAACGCCTGTTTGATTGTTGGAATCATTTTCGCAGAGTCAAGTTCCATTTCAGCATGGACAGTTACGGAGCTAAGAACGATTACATTCGCTATCCAAGCCAATGGGATCAGTTGGTAGCCAACATGCATAAGCTAGATGCCACTCCCGATCATGTAACTGTTACCACTGCTGTGACTGTAATGGCTCTAAATATATACTACATACCAGACATGATAAAGTGGAAGCTGAGCCAAAACTTCAAGAAGTTCAACTCTTGGCCAAACGGTGCTGGCATGATCAACTGGCATCTAGCCTACTGGCCTCCGCAGCTCAACGTCAAGGTGCTGCCCAAGTGGGCCAAGCAGCTAGTCCGGGCCAAGTTTGAAGAATTCTTTATGTGGCTAGAAGATAATTGGCAAAGTTGCACAGGCGTAGCACAATCAGGCATCAGCAAGGAAGATTTTTTCAAGGCTGGATATGGTATTAAGCGATTGCAAGGGTTGCTTGATTTCATGGACAGGGAAGACTGGAGCGA